ACGGATGGGAAAAAGGATTGAAAACACTTTGTTATTACGTTAGAACAAGAGCAATCTCAACGGGAGCTAAACACTTGGCAATGGACGTATCAAAAATTAACAAACCAAAACCAACACCTGAACCACCAAAGGTAGATTACAGTTATATGAATTTACCACCAAAACCTGAAAATAGTGATTTTGATTGTTTTGGTTGTTCGTCTTAAATTTTTAAAACATCCGATGTGTTATCCCGAGCTAGGTCGGGATTTTTTATTTTAATAATTAAAGTATTTATTTAATATGGCAAACGGGATAACCTATGGTATAAATTTTCCTTTTCAGGATTCTAAAGTTGGTAAGTATTTAGATTTATCTGAATATACTAATGATGAGATTCGTAGTAATTTAATTCATTTATTATTAACTAGAAAAGGGAGTAGATTTTTTCTACCTGATTTTGGTACTCGATTATACGAATATATATTTGAACCATTGGATGGGCCAACCTTTACAGATATTGAGGAAGAGATTAAAGATTCTGTTGAGGCATATATCCCAAACTTATTGATTAATAATATTTCAATTACTCCATTGTCTGAGTTAGAAGAAGACCCACTATTAAATGTTAATCCTGATTTAGACCCAAGAATATATCAGTTACCTGGATTGGGTACTAAAGAATATACCGCTAAAATTAAAATTGAATATACTATTACAAACGATGTATTTAATTCTAGAGACTTTGTAATTATTAATATATAACATGGCAAAACAAATATCCTATACGACAAGAGACTTTCAAAATATCAGGACTGAACTGGTTAATTTTGTTAAAAGTTATTATCCTGATTTAATTCAAAACACAAATGACGCATCAGTTTTTTCTGTGTTTTTGGATATGAATGCTGCGGTAACTGATAATTTAAATTTTAATATTGATAGAGCTTTACAAGAAACTGTATTACAATACGCTCAAGAAAGGTCTTCAGTATATAATATTGCTCGTACTTACGGATTAAAAATACCTGGATTAAGACCTTCAGTTGCAATTGTTGATTTTAGTATTATAGTTCCCGCTAACGGAGATAAAGAAAATTTATCATATTGTGGAAAAATCAGAAGATATTCGCAAGTTGTTGGGGCAGGTCAAGTTTTTGAAAACTTATACGACATTGATTTTGCTTATGATTTTAATGCTGAAGGACTTGTTAACCGAACAGTAATTCCGAACAAGGATGCTAATGGTACGGTAATTAATTATACGATTACTAAAAGAGAACCTGTTGTTAATGGTATTACTAAAGTTTTTAGAAAAGTTGTTAATACTGTTGACTCAAAACCATTTTTAGAAGTTTTTTTACCTGAAAGAAATGTATTAGGTGTAACTAATGTTATATTAAAATCAGGTACAAATTATGCAAACGTACCATCGGCTCAAGAATTTTTGGGTAGTGATAATAAATGGTATGAAGTTGAGGCTTTGGCTCAAGATAGAATATTTGTTGAAGACCCAACAAAAACGTCTGATAACCCTGGTATTAAAGTTGGTAGATATATTTTAACTAATAACAGATTTATTTCTGAATATACTCCTGAAGGGTTTTTAAAAATAACATTTGGTGGAGGTAATCAATCGACAGATGAAATACTTAGAGAATTTGCGAGAAGTGGTCAACCATTAGATTTATCAAAATATCAAAATAACTTCTCATTAGGGTCAACGGTAACGCCAAATAGTACCTTATTTATTCAATATAGAATAGGTGGTGGACTTGGAACTAATTTAGGGGTTAATGTTATTACTCAGATAGGTCAAGTTAATTTTGAGGTGTTTGGTTCATCACAAGCAGTTAATACATCGGTGATTAATTCATTAACATGTACAAATCCATACCCTGCGATTGGAGGGGCTAATTTACCAACAATTGAAGAAGTTAGAAATTTAATTTCATTTAATTTTGCGTCCCAAAACAGAGCGGTTACTATTAATGACTATGAGGCGATTATCAGAAAAATGCCTTCTCAATTTGGAGCACCTGCCAAAGTTGCAATTTTAGAAACTGATAATAAAATTAATGTTACTGTATTAACTTACGATTCTTCAGGTAATTTGAGTAGTACTGTTTCTCAGACACTATTAAATAATATCGCTAGTTACTTATCCAATTATAGAATGATTAACGATTATGTTTCAGTAACTGCTGCTAGTGTAATAGACTTATCATTTGATGTTTCAGTTGTATTAGACTCAAGTCAAAGTCAGGGTATCGTAATTTCAGACATTGTTAATACTGTATCAACATACATGTCACAAGCAAATAGACAAATGGGACAAGCTGTGTATATGTCTGAAATAAAAAGATTAATACAATCTTTGAATGGAGTTTTATCGATATCATCAATATTGGTATTTAATAAAGTTGGGGGATTATATTCAAGTTCTCAAGTATCACAAGGATATAGTAATGATGTTACAAAACAAATTGGTTTGATTGATGATGCTATTTTCGCGGAACCAAATCAAATATTCCAAGTAAGATATCCAAATGTTGACATATTTGTTAGGACAATAAATTTACAAACTGTAAATTTAAACTAATCGAATTCATTCGAGCATTTATTTTTTTAAAATAGTGTCTAAACTATTTATTAAAAAAAGTCATGCCAAATTCATTTAGAATACGTACTAAATTAAGTGAAGATAAAAATATTCAGGTAAAGTTAGACCAAGACTTTGACACGCTTGAAGTATTATCTTTAACCATTACACCTGATGAGATTTACACAAGAACCTGTGCAAACTTTGGTGTTGTATGTGGTAGAGTTTTCTGTAATAACGGATTCGGGTTACCAAACGCAAGATTATCAATATTTGTTCCGTTACAATCTGAAGATGAAAATAGTGCAATTATAACTACATTATATCCATATAAATCAATTAGTGACACTAACGAAGATGGTTATAAATATAATTTATTACCATACACCGCATCTCACTCAGGTCACATACCTGTTGGAACATTTCCTGATAGATTAGATACTTTAATTGACAAAAATGTAATTGAAGTTTATGACAAATATTACAAATATACTGTTCAGACAAATGACTCAGGTGATTTCATGTTATTTGGATTACCTGTTGGGGCACATGAGTTATTAATGCAAGTTGATTTATCTGACATTGGACCATTTTCACAAACTCCTCAGGATTTAATTCGAATGGGTAGAGCTCAAGAGTCCCAAGTTGATGGTAGTAAATTTAAATTTTCAGTTAACTATGATGAGTTACCACAGATAGTTACAATTCAAAAAAATATTGAAGTTTCACCATTTTTTGGACAACCTGAAATTTGTAATTATAATATTTTTAGAGTTGATTTTGATTTAACTTCTGAACTTCAAATTAAAATAGAACCGACAGCTGTTTTTATGGGGTCGATTTTCTCGACAACTAATTCTCAAAAATTAGGATATCGAAGATTTTTAGACTCTTTTGGACAACCTACTTGTAAGAGTTCTATTAAGATGGGTAATCTTTGTGAATTAATTCCAGGTCCTGGGTCAATTGAAGCTATTAGACAAACAGTATTTTTAGATGATAATCAAAGACCAATTATTGAAGAATTTAAACTTGATAATGCAGGTAAGGTAATTGACGAGAACGGAGTTTGGGTTACTGAGGTACCTATGAACTTAGATTATGTATATACTGATGAGTACGGAACTCAAAGGATAAGTAATGACCCTAATATTGGAATACCTACAAGAGGTAAATATCGTTTTAAAGTTAAATGGCAACAATCACCAGCGTTGTCTGAAGAAGTTAAAAGAGCGTATTATTTGGTACCAAATATTAAAGAATATGGGTGGTATAGTGATGAAGACCCTGTAAAGAAAAATTATGTGAATTACAATGATTTAATTAATACATTACCAATTGGTGTTAATAGTTTAGATGTTAATGTTAATAATTCAGGAATTCCTAACATATATAGGATAAAAAGTATTACAAATGTTACAACATATACTATAACAAATAATGGTACAACATATTATGGTACGAATTTATTACCATCTGATTTTGAATATACGATTAATGTTGATAAAGAGGACATTAATAAACCCGTAATTATTACTTTTGAAATTATACCATATCAAAAGTTTTTAGTTGAAGGTTCATATGCGTTTAGTTTAGACTGGTCTGACTATTCAAATTACCAAGACGCAATTGATTGTAAGGATACTTTCTATGACATGTCATATAATAAAGTTTATACTGTTAGCAGTTTAATTGACAGGTTTCAAACATCAAGTCTGGTTTGGAATACTATTCAAATTAAAAATATTTTAGATACAACTTGTGAAGGTAATTATAATAAATTTCCAGTTAACGACTCACATTATAAATTAAGTTTTTTATTTTTATTTATTTCATTTTCTCTTACAATATTCAAATATATACTATTTCCATTACTTGTTGCAGTTCATGTTCTCGCATATGTTTATGATAACATAATACCAGTTATTGATGATATTGTTACTACTATCAAAACTATAATTTATAAAGTATGTAGGGGAATTAATAAAGCTTTAGATTTTGTAGGATTAGATAGTTGGATGTTTACTTGTCCTCCGGTTAACCCGATTGTTAGACCACCAAATCCGTTCATCAACATTGGGTTACCTTTAGTTTTATATACTGAGGATGGGTGTGAAAGATGTAAATGTAACTTATCAAAAGTACCTGTTCCTAACCCATTACTTGTTAATACGTATGGTCAATCATCAATACTCATTGATAGTACATCACCGTTAATTTATGGAGGTACCTTTACAGCTATTAGTTCAAGTACATATAATTATGTTAATCAGATACCAGACGCTGGACCTATTGTGTTGGCGGGTAATAATGATATTGATATTGGTCAGTCTACAAATACTCCGTGGGGGTATTACTATGATGAAAGATTTGGAGCTAACGCATTTGCATTATCAACACAATTACCTTTGTCTGAGATGTATAATTTATTTAATACTAAAGATAAGTATTTTGATGAATTCATTACAACTAATACAGACCCAACTAATTTAACACCACTTGGATTACAACCAACTAGAGTTAGTGGATGGAATCAAATTAAAGTTAAATGGCAACCAGATAATAATTTACCTAATGATGATAATAATAAAAACCATTTAGATAATGTCATGATTTTAGTATTGGATGGTGATGGGGTTGATTTAGAGTCCGGACAAGTAATAACATTCCAAGACCCTGGAAAATCAAAAGACCCTAATTATACTAATCTTTTTTTATCACAATCAGGTATTAACGCGACTATATTGTCTACGAATAGTTTAAATGTTTTATATGCTGACCCATCTAATAGCAGTGGAGGAGTTAATTTAAATACAACATATACAATTACAGGGTTTTCAACTAACCAAAGGGCTTTAGGTAAATTTTGTGCGGATATTGAATACTTTCAAGTTATAACAGGAATGACTGTCGGTGAGTTTTATAGTAAAGCAACTAATCAATTAACTCATAGTCAATACGCCTTTGGAAGAAGATTTTTACAAAGATTTCCTGACCATACTAATGCAACTACTGAGCACCAAGTGATGGAATGGACTAAGGATGCCGGAAACGCAGTACCGTCATGGTTAGTTCAAAATTTAGGGGACGCAAATCCGTTGTCAGCGATTACTAATTATGATAATTATAAAATTGTAATATTGATGAGAGGTGTCGATGTTCACTCACCAAGAATTGATATGAAGATTAATTTAACTCGTATCTTTGGTAACAAACAATATAATTGGGTAAATAATAATAGTAAGTTTGTTGTACGAGGTAATTTTAAAATGAATATCCCGATAAGAGCTGGAGGAAATACAAATGGTTCAAATGCTAAAAGTTCGGCGAATCATAATATGATGTCAACAAACCAAGGGTATCAATCGTCAAGCAGTGGGTGGGATAGAAGTACTAATAGTACAATATTTTATAAAAGTTATATGTTTGAATATGATTCTAATGAATATCAGACATTTTTATCTCAAATGCCTAAGTACTATTCGGCAGTTGGTCCAATATTACATCCTGATTACGCAGCTTTATATAATACAAATTCTTTTAACGACCCAACAATTTCAACTAGACTTGCAAATTTTTATACTTATAATTGGCAATATAAATTAGCTGGAAGTGGACAAGGATATTATTCAAATCCTTCAAATTATTCTATTAGTACTAAAAATTTAAAAATAAGTAATAATAATGTTTTTAGAAAGAGATTTAATACTATCCAATGGAATGTAGACCCTAATGAAGGATTTTATAATGGTGATAATAATATTAATTGTGTTGGATTTAAAGGAGTTAATGGGTGGTCATTAAACTACTATAATTCAACAATAAATGGACTTAAAACATATTTAAGTAATTACCAAGAGAATGAAATTGTTGAAGGAAGTGCTTGGTACGAATCTACATTTGAGAAAACAAATTTGTTTTATAGTAGTTCTAATGATTCTAATTGCTTAACGGGCGATAATGGTTCCATTTTTGAGGCTTTTAATGCGTATAAATGGAATCATAACTATTATGAAATTGATGATGCTAAAAGAGGTATGAGTTTTTATAGTATTGATTATTCTCCGCCGGATGACCCAAGTAACGTAACATGGGATACCTATCCTTATGAATTTAATAATTATGCATATATTGTAATAAGAACTGATAGATTACCAAGTTCGACAAATTTAACTAAGTTTGGGGCAAATACTATGTTTTTACATCAAAACCCAGACTTTGCAATTTTTACAATCGATGATGAAGGTGATAGTGAGTATCAAGTTAGTGTAACACAAGTTGGAATATCTCAAAATGAAAGTAATGCATTGTTACCTGAATATAGTGATGTCCTATCTTCAATACAAGATTGTGAAAAGGCTGTATTACAGGAATGTTATGATTACGACCCAGTTAATGGAGTACCAATAATTAGAGAAGATTGTCCTAATAAAATGTCACCTAATTTAGACAACCAAATAGTCAGTAAGTTTAAATATGGGACAGGATGTTATAATCTTGTTTCTATAGCTCTTAAAAGTTTTTCTATGGATTCTAAAAGTATTACAGAATGGGTCGCCAGATTAAAATTAAACTTAGCGATTTGTTTTGATGTATTTTCACATTCATTTACCAACCAATATATTAATGGTACCTTATATGCTTATGCTTTCTCAAACATTCGATTATTTGACACTCAAAATAGACCATATAGTGAATATTGTCGAGATACTGTTTATTTAAATGATTATTCTAACACATTTTATTATAGAAGTAGCCCATATAAAACAGACTATGGTACCATTACTAATGGTAAATTTATTGGTAAGAGTAACCCAAAAGGACTTAGTACTGATACGGGTAATAAAAGATTACTTGGTTCACCTACTACAATGTTAGACTTAGGTCCTAAGGCTTATTTTATACAGGAATTAGTTCCGAGTGATGATTACGATGGTTATATTGTTGCAAAATTAAGAACAACTTCATATCAGAGTATTACTCAGTTAATGAATATGTTTATATTGAGTAGAATTACTAGCCCATCATTATCTAAATTAATTCTACCAAAATCTGACGACCCAAATGAAGGAGATAATGATGTTTCAGTACAATCATTTTTCCAAAACACTCGATGGTATAATAGTCCAAGTGCTATTCAAAAATTAATACCTAGTTTAGTTGATGGGGATTTATCTCAGATGTTATCAATTAATTCTGAATTTGGAATGTTACAATTTAGTCCTGAAAATTATCAGGGAGATGTAGTTTATTTTGGAAGAAATGCTGAGGATTTTCCATTTTTTGGAATATTATATTCAGGTAATACCCAAGATAGAGATTATATTACACCAAGACGTACAATATGGAATCAAAATGCTAATTTCCCACCTGTTAATTATGATTACGATTTTACAAAAATACCTGTTAAGACACAAGTAGTACCATTTTATAATTGGAATATAACTGAATTTGAAAATGCTGACCCTGATACAATATTTGGTTCACAAGCTAATGATTGGTTTACCGAGGCTTTTCCATCTAACTCAGTGCAATATTCAGAACAATTTCAGAGCTTTGGATATCAATCTTTAGATAGGTTAGATTCAACTTCTAGATATTTACAGATGGATAGTTTTGGTAAGGCAAAGTATCAACAAAATTACATTATTAATTATAATATTGATGGGACACCTATTCAGACAATACCATCAAACACTAATTTTAGTAAGTATTTTATTGCTGGTAGTCCATTCCACTTCTATTTTGGATTAAAACAAGGAGCGTCAGCATTAGACGTATTCATAAAAAGATATGTAGATGAAAATTTAATAATTGAGTGATTTAGGTAAAATATCGTTTTTAAAGGGTTCCCTTAGATATAAGGGGGCAAATGATGTTGATGTATCATTACAAATACCTTTAGATAATACAATTAAGGAATTGGATGAAACAGACAAGAACCTTACAATGGGTCTTGCTAATTTATTTGATAAAGAAAGACAAGAGTGTACAATATTCAGACCAACATGTAAACTTAGTTTTTTATTTAGTAATTCTTATAGTGGATTAACTGTTGGTTTGACACCATCAACACCATATAAACCATTTAACAATCAGTTATACTACGTGAGTACTGATTATTATAAGCAGTTACAATTGTTAGCTGGAAATGGTGAAAACAACCAAATACAATGGGGAGGGTTACCACAATACAATGAATTTAATTTAATTCGTAATGATTTAAATATTGATGGATTTACAATTAGACAACCTAATAGACCTCACTTATATGCTTCAAATAGCTTGGCACCGTATTATAATTGGTATATCCATTTAACTTATCCCTTTACATCGACGACTTCTCAAATGATGCAAAGTGTTTTAATTGATGGTTCAGTTTATAATTGGAATTGTTCTGATGGAATACCGTATGTTATTTCAAAATCATTTGATAATGGTAAACCAAATTTAACATTTACCTGCCCCATGAATCATGGGTTATCTGTGGGTGAAAGTATTGTATTATCGGATGATTGTTTTGGTATAAGGTATTTTGAAGTTTATGGCTTAGGTAATGGATTAACAGGGTCTGACGCAAAAATATTTACCATATATGACGTTGGATATCAGTGTGAGTTATTGAGTGAAGGTAGTCGAGGTACATTTAAAAGAGTTGTATCGCCTGATAATACTAATGAAGGAATATCAAAATATTATGTTAGAAAACATAAATTAATTACCAGATACGAAGATTCGATAATAACTAATTCTGGTTTTGAAAAAAATGGATTAAGAGTTGTTAAAAAATTTGAATCAAAACAACTAACACCTAATTTAAATCCTAGAGTGTCAGTTAAAGAAGATAGTCAATCTTATAACGTTTCATTTAGTAAAGATATTGATATTAATGGATTATTAGATAATAGAAAAAGACCTGTTACTGATTTGTATGTGACAATCATAAATAGGGGATTATTTGGATGGTTTAATAAACCTACGACAAATTCTAATACGGCACTTAAACAAGGATGGGAATTTAATTTGGGACCACAATTAAATAATTGGTGGATAAAAACAAATACAAATTCAAATACTCAAATAAATGTATCTTCTTATAATTCATCCGCAGCTGGATATGGTTCTAAGGTATTTTACTATAATAACAATTTAAATGTTGGAGATTTAATTGATGGAGATTTTTGTGAATGGAATGACTTGACTCAAACTGAAAGAGTGGTTTCTGAATATTATCATAAATTAACATTTAATCCTGATGTGTTTAATATTGGTACGGACCCGACAAACCCATTGGGGTATTATTATAAACCACACAATAAAATACCAATTAAAATATACTCAAATTATGTTGAGGAAAGTGATGGATTAGTAATTAATGATTTACCAAACTACGCTTATTATAAAAACTCAACAAAAGAATTTATTTGGAGAGACATTTATACTTATGGATTTTTTGACAATGACGGTAGAGGATTAGATTACCCATACATGAATAACTCTCACTATGTTCATGAAAATTTTCAGTTTAGAATAATCCCTGAGGGAACTAATGTTGCTGCGGCGGCTATTTCAAATATACCTTTAATTGATGGATGTGAATAAAATTAAAATAAAAAAAACTAATACTGAGAAAGTAATACCAATTACCTTTTCAGAAAATTGGGATTTTGAAAATAGAGAGGATTTATTGAATGAATATTCGTTAGATGTCCTTTATGAGTTAGCAGGGACCCCAATAGATTATGAAATCTCAAGATTTTCAAATAGTCCTATAATTACAAATAATGGTGTTATTAACACTAAGATTACTCATAAATTTTATTTTTATGATTACGCTACAAATCAGTGGTCGTCAAGTTACATTAATGAGAGATATTTTACATTTGATGAAGTAAAAGGTAATAATAGGTCACTTACAAATTCATTTTTTAAATTGGATATGTACGATTCTACAAATCAATCAAAACGTAAGAATTTTTTAACATTAGTATTACAACAGAATCAAAACACAGGAATATACAATTATAACGGAATTGATTATACAATTAAGTTACCAACTTACGATTTTGACTATAGTTTAAATCAAGAGAATTTTTTTATTTATTGGTTTAAAGATAAGACAATATTGAATTTATCTTCATTATATATGACTGCTAAATTTTTTAATGCTAAGACTGGTCAATTTGTGACATTTACGACAGAAGAGTTATCACAACCAAAAATACCTAATGATTTAGAATATGTTAAAGTTAATTTTAATTTTAATAACTATACATATTTTTACACAAACCCAACTAATCTCTCTCAAGAAAATACCATAATATGGTATGAATATATTAATCCTCAAACATAATGGATACTTTTAAAATTAAAATATCACCTGAAGTTTTGGAATATGACGTTTTCCAAAGAACGTATAGTGGAGAAACATTTGGGGTTTATTCAGGATTATCTATGGTTCTAAGTGGTGGACCGAATGGAACTTCATTATTAACAGGATTAACAATCCCAATAATGATAACTCAGGATTACCACGATATAGGATATTACTCAACATTTGATGGTAATATTCTACAACAGAATGTCTCAACTAATTTTATATTTAGTGCGACTTCGGCAAATCCGTACACATATTATTTTTATAATACATCGGATACCAATAATGTTTTCTTAGAAGAGTCGACATATAATATTAATTGGGGGGACAATATTACTGAAACAATAACAGCGTTTTCTCCTGAGTATATTTCCCACACATATAATCAAACCACAGAACAGACAAGTTATGTTGTCACTATGACCCAAACTAACACGTGGGGAATTGTTAAAGTAAGAAAAACTATTGTCGTTCCATTTACAGGTACAACAATTACAAATCCTTTGGGTACCGTAACATTTGTAAATGACTTTCCATTAACGGAAGATAACCCAACAGAATATAATTACATATTTAGTGGGGATGCGATTAATACTGTTGAAGCTCATGTTACATCTAATTATGTTGAGGTACCATATATCGTTTCAGGTTTAACAGAGTCTAGATTATTTGATTTAGCTCAATATGGACCTGACAAGTTCCCAACAAATGTTGATATACCTATTGATGGTGGAGGGATTGGTATTATTACAAATATTACTACAGATGGGTATATCTATTATACTATTGATGATATAAACTATATTGATTTTACAGGTGGTTCTACAACATTTTTAGTTTACTCATCAGGATTTACTTCTAACTCACTCGTTGCAAGTGCGATTACCAAAAATGAGGCGTTAATCAATATAATTGACCAACCTCAGATATTTTCAAGTGTTATTATTGAAAGGGGTAAAAATCCTGCTTTAGAAAATTTTAGAAGAATTGGAGAAGTTGATACAGTTGAAGAATTGACAAGATATGGATATGGTTATTTTAATATTGTTAAACAATAACATTTAAAATTGACTATAAAACTATTTATAAAAATAAACAAGAATAAAATTAATTTGTTTTGGCTACAGGTAATTACGGAACGGTACGATTAGCGGATGTGAGTCCACAAGATGTGGAGATAATTGTTAATTATACTCCATCGAGAGATAATACAGGAACTTTCACTTTAACAAAATTAGATAGTCTTCAGTACTTAACTCCATATTTTAATAATACTGCTACAGGTGGTAATACTAACGAGTTATTGGGAGGGTTATATAATTTAACATTACCATCAGACATATTTAATGCTCTTGGGATTTATACTATGATGATTAGACCTGCTCAAATCAGGACTATTATTAATGAGTGTGGTGTATTAAGTGCTTTACCAAATGTTAAAGGTATCATTATCGATATTAACACAGTACCTGATGATTTTAAAAATAAATTTATCAATCAGGGATTAGTTGGTTTTAGAGTTGAATACTTAAATGATGATGGAAGTAAAATTCCAAATTTTTTCAGAGTAGTTACTTCTAATTTTTATTGTGAACCTGTTATACAAAATCTTACAAATACTAGTGTAAAGGCTACAAGATACAAATACACTGATAATGTAACTAATTTAATGTTTTGTACATTAACACCATCTTCATCACCTTCATCGAAACCAAATGCTACACCATATATTGGAGTAGCAAATCAAAATATTATAATAACAAATACTTTTTTTAATCCAACTATAGTTGAGGTTGAAATTGTTGAACACGACGCTTCAACATTAGCAATTGCTCTTTATGGTAATCAGACCAAGTCTATGGAAGATGGTATTTACACCATCTATGATAATAGTAACAATATTTACCGACAATACAATCTTTATGAAATCAGAGACCAATTTAATGAATTGTTATATGAAGTTAGACAAGATAGAGGTAATGATATTGATAATAGTAAAAACTTTGCAACTATAATAGGATAATGGCAAAATACACATGTCCACCACAAAAACCTTCAGGTTCAGGAACTTTCGCTGATAATTTAGTGGGATTCCAACTTGTGCAAGGTGGAGGGTTGACTAACTCAAATTTTGTATTTTCAAGTGGAATTGTCGCAAAGAAGAATAGGACATTCCAAGTAGGGACATTTTCAGAACCACAAACACTACAAAGTTTAGGTGACAAATCTGAAGCACAATCCGTAAATATTTTTGATAAAAACTTTAGAATATATCCGAATTTTGATGAAACTAATATTTTAAATTTTACAAATTACGGACCATTATCTAAAAGATTTGAAGATGCCGCCTTAGGTATTGTTAATTATTTTCCTGCGGCAATTGAAGTTAAAAAATATTATTCAGATTTTACTACGGGATATACTGCAAATAACATTCAGTTTGATAGTACAGGTAATAATACGACACTTGATATTAATATTGATTTAATTAGAAATCCTTTTGATATTGATTATAGTGTTAACGCTAAAACTAATATTAAAAATCTATCTTATAGTGTTTCTAAGTATCGAGATATTACTGTTTATTACAGAAGTTATATTTTACAATATAGTGGACAGAGCTACCCATTGTCACTTGTCACACCGGTAAACCCTTTAACTGCAACTACGTTAACCATTCAAGTACAAGGTAATCCATTTTCACTTAATAGTGGTACTACACAGACAAATGATGATTTAATTATTCGATTAAATGATACGATAGTTAATGAAGTTTTTAATTTAGAGTTAGACGAAGTTCAAGAAGTTTTATTAAATAGATATTCACTGCCATTATACACATCAAGTTTTAAAGTACCGACTGAAGGGGATGATGGTGTCATTTTTATGGCGTATCAAACTGCGACATGGCCACTTGATGGTACATGGAATATCGATATTCAGACAAATGCGTTTACAAATTATTTAGCAAAATTAAATACAATTGCTGAAGAGTATGATTTAAGTCGTACAGATTTAATCTCAAGGTTTTATACGACTAATGCATTTAAGGAATTTGATACGACAGGTGAGAAAGTGAATAAAGTACTTAAAATATATGGTAGAAGTTTTGATGAAACTAAAAAATATATTGATGGTATTAAACATGTCCCATCGGTAAACTATAATGTTGGTAATGATATACCATCGGCACTTTTAGTTAATTTCGCTCAAACATTGGGATGGAGTCCAAATATTTCACCTATCGCTAATGTTGATTATTTAACTGCTTTATATGGGACAACAAGTAATGCGTTTCCTGCCTACTCAACTAGTCAAACTATACAGGACTTATCTAATCAATACTATAGAAATTTAATTTTAAATTCTGCGTATCTTTACAAATCTAAAGGTACAAGAAAGGCTATTGATTTTTTAATGGAATTTATTGGTGTTCCTGATGCTTTACTTGAGTTTAATGAAAATGTTTATCTTGCAGATTCTAAAATTAATTTAAATAGATTTGATGAACAATTTGCTCAAATCGCTGGAGGTAACTATATTCCCGAATTCCCACAATTAGACGTTAATAACGTTTACACCTTAAAAGGTATTCAGTATACAGGATTTACTTCATCAACAATTTCAGTTGAAGTTAATTTAATTAAAACTGATTATCCTGTTGACGAATTAGGTTACCCCACAATGCCTGAAGTAAGTGATAGTTATTTCTTTCAACAGGGTGAGGGGTGGTTTGAACAAACTCCACAACACCAAAGTCCTGAGATTATTAATAATACTACAAGTGTTTTCACAGGACAAAATTACGATATTCAAACACAACTTGAACCATTCACGTATGGTCAAAAATATTTAGATAGATATAGAATATTTCCATATCTTAATATGGGATACTCTATTAAAAAACAAACCGATAATAGAAAAAGTTGGACTGCAGGTAGTAAATCAAGAATTAATAATGATAATTTATTTGATTCATATTATTCAACAATGAATGATAAATTAATTCTTAATGTAAAAAATACTGAAATATTCTTAAATCCTGCTCAAGCATTAGTTTATGATGTTTGGTACATGTCACAGACTAATAACTACCCGATACCATTTACAGGAATGTCATCACCATTTCCACAAACAGGAGGAACTGATTGGACATTTATTGACCCAAAACCACAAATAAAAACATTCTACCAATTTTATAAAACATTTTGGAAGAATATGATTAATGTTAGAAATAGACAAATTTCATCCGATGGTAAAACAAGTGGATACCCAACGTTACAATCATTGTATTGGAAATACTTAACTATGTATCAAGATACGGGAATTCAAAATGATAATTTTAATTATCAAAATATGATTGAGTATGTTAATGGACTTGGAGATTATTGGATAAGAGTTATTGAACAATTTATACCTGCAAGTACTATTTGGAATACAGGGACAAAATTTGAGAATTCAATATTTCATAGACAAAAGTTTATTTACAGATTACAAAGAGGATGTCAATTAGTGACGACAACAAGTGCTGGAGCGGTTGCTGTAGGAGGTGTGACTCCACCATGTTCACCTAAGATATTTAATGTCAATATTATATCATTAGCACAACTAAGTGCAAACTTTAATGACCCTAATGTAATTTCAAGACAATATTATTTCCAATTTATAATTGGTAGTACAACATTTAATTTTATCTTACCGACAATATATACTCAAAGTAATTTATTCCCAACTAGCAGTTCTGATTATTTAGATGAAATTACTTCGGTTATAAATTCTTATAATTTTATAAATGTTGGATTTATATTAAATACCGTTCCTGAATTAACTGCGATTGACCAAATAACATTCAGTTTACAAAATGTAAGTTGTACTTATAGTGGAATTGTTGGTAGCTTAACATTTGGTACAATAAACGAAACTTATATCTAATAATGCCATTTTCATATAACATATCTTTAACAGGTGATTGTTCAAATTCAAGTAGTGGTAAATTATTACTTAACGTTGGAGGTGATGGAAGCCCATTTACAATAACTTGGAATAGTCCTGTATATTCAACTCAAACATTTGGTGGTAGTTACTCTTTATCAGGTCTTAGTGCCGGTACTTATAGTTTTAATTTATCAAATTCATTAACACCAACTAACGAATCAATTAATAATATCTCATTTGTTGTTGGTACAGGAACAACGTCATATATTGACCAAGTAGTTAATACTTCATGTGGTTTAGACACCGGTTCATTAAATGTTAATTTTTCTGAAAATAATGGAACATCGGTTATAAATTTATATAAGAATGGAGTTTTAGAAAGCACCCAAACTACCAATCAGATTAATTATATTTTTGGTAATTTAAGTAATGGGGTGTATTATTGTGAGATTATTGATTATGGGGGATGTACAAATATAACTGAAAATGTTGTAATCAAAACCTCAAATAATTTGGACTATGGATTATATATAATTGATAATCCTGCTTGTTCCTTATCTAATGGTAAGATTTTTGTAACTGGAATTACAGGTACTGCACCATTTACTTATCTATGGTCATCTAATATACCTCCACAAACACAAACGTACTTTGCGACAGGATTAACCGCTTCCGATTATTCAGTTACCGTTACTGATACCTTTGGATGTCAAGTAACTAAGACCGCATCTGTTCTGAGTTCATCGGCTATGGGGGTAATTGAATTTGTACCATCACAACCAACATGTTCAGGAAATGATGGGTATGTTAATTTTGAAATTTCAGGTGGTACAGGACCATATTATTATTTATTAAGTAATGGTGATTCATTAGTTAGTTACGACAAATCATTTGGATTTTCGGGTTTAAATTCTGGTAATTATACCTTAACAGTTACTGATGTTGCGTTGTGTAATATGACATACTTATTTACTTTATCGACACCTGGTACATTTACTTTAATTTCTGAAACAAAAATAGATGCAGGATGTGGATTTGATACGGGAACAATCTCGGCTCAAGTACAAGGTGGGATAGTACCATATACTTTTCAATTAACAAATAATTCAGGTTATACTAATACTCAGATAAGTTTTCTACCTTCAGTAAGTTTTGAGTCATTAAGTTCAGACACTTATACTTTTACAATTTCAGATAGTGGTGGAGTTTGTACTTATACTAATAATATTACTATAAATAATGAAGTACCATTTTCAATAACCGCATCATCTCAAAGTACATATTGTTATCAATATGCGGGACAAATACAAGTTGGTGTTATAAATCCTGATGTCAGTGGATTATATTATCAATATTCATTATCGGATGGGCAATCTTCAGTTTATACTACTGCGACTACTTATACTTTTTCAGGATTAAATAGTGGTGATTATACTATAACAGTAAATGATATCAATTTATGTTCACAACAGTTAAATGCGTATGTAGATGGATTAAACAATTATAATGTTGTATTAGTTCCTACAGGATGTTTAGGTGGAAGTGGAGGTACAATTTCAGCATTAATCATTGATAATGAGGGACCTTTTAATTTAACTTGGAGTGATAACGTCAACGGACAAACAGGTGTATATTTAACAGGACTGACAGCTGGTACATATTATTTAACTGTAAGTGGCACTAGCGGATGTCAAACAGATGCTGAGACGACTATTTCTTGTAACCCCGTAAAGACTAGGTCTGTTAGTTATGTATATGATAACACATCTGAGTCTTTTAAATCTACGTTAACAGACTTTACAAATTTACTGTATAATGGTTACATTGACGTAACAACAGGACATGACTTATGTAAATTGAATAGTGCGACTTTTTATTGTGATGTTAATTTAAGTGGTGTTACATATAGTGCTCAATTTTATACTACATTATCTCTTGATGATGTCCCTACTATTTCAGGGTTTGGAGGTATTTTAGAATACGTAATATTGAATATTCCATACGTTGAATCAGTTATAGTTGATTACTCAACAAACAATGTATTAATACAATCCCAAGTTATTGGTGGGGTTGAGGTTTATAAAGATGATGAAATAGAAGTCATAGTTCGGATAGAATATGACACATCTTGTGTAACATAATTAGTACCAAACTATTTATAGTTAATGAGTTTGGTTACGATAGATAATTTAGGTGGGATTCCACCGTATCAAATATATACATGTGATATTTTCCAATTTAATTGTGTTTTAACTACAACAATTTTGGATTATGTTCCACCATCAATTAGTTTTAATTTACCTACTGAATTTAGTTCAGCTCCAAAGGCATTAATTAAAATCATTGACTCTACAGGATGTGTCTTTACCCAAGAGTATATGTGTGTAACACCTACACCAACACCAAGTATTACACCATCAATAACCCCAACAATTTCAGTTACTCCGAGTATTACACCGACACCAAGTATTACACCATCAATAACACCAACAATTTCAGTCACTCCAACTATTACTCCAACTCCAAGTATTACCCCAAGTATTACTCCAACAAACACTTTAACACCAACACCAACAATAACGCCAACACCTTCTTTAACTCCTGATATACCTAGGGCTTATTTGTTTATTGAACCGTATAGTGCGTCATCAAGTATTGGAAGTTATATGTATAGTAATAGTTCAAATTTCTTTGGATTTACAAATACTACTCAACCAAGTACGAGTGCATCCACTTTCCAAACTGACATGTCATTATATGTTAATTTCTCAGGATGGACTAATGGACAGTTACCACCAATAATTAAACAAACAGTATATCAATTAACTTCAGGATTTGATGTTTATGGTAATCCTATAATCGCATACAATTTTGCAACAACTAAAGTAAATGAAAATTATGTTGGTGATAAGGCTTGGTACACATGGTTAATTCCTACAGGTTTGACTAATGGACAATATCAATTGGAGATTGATTTAGGTGTTGTAAATCCAAATGTATTTACAAGTGTTGTAATGAATCAAACAATTTATCAAAATACTTTTTCATATGTTGGACCAAAAATTGCGAATACTACATATAGAGTGTACACAACATTTCCAAATCCTTATTTTGAATTAGATAATAATCTTGCACTTTATTTTAGAGGAAGTTCAATAGGTTTATAATTATAAGATATGAGTAATTTCCCATATAAAAACCCAATATCGTCAATCCAAGTAAATGGACCGCAGAGTGTACCAAGAAATAATACCTATGGTACTACTTTTAGTGTTAACAATACGGGTGGTTATATGGAGGTTTTTAGTTTATCTGACCTCTATTATACAATACCATCAGGAACAACAGGGAGTATTGAGTATTCAGGAAACACTATCCCCATTGAGTTTACAAAGGGTACGGGAGATGCTTGGTCACCTAATGTTATAACACTTGCCTCAGACAATATTTCTTCAGGTAGAAGACGACTTGGTATGTTGGTTTATGTTTATGAGGAAGACCAAGTATACCAATATTATATTAACAATTATGAAACGTTATTTAATGCTGCGACTGCTAGTACGGGATGTGCTCAGGTATCTGATTTTGGAACAACGATAAATAATAAAACGGCTGCAGGACAATCATTTATTAATGCTTGGACGGGTAACACTATTGAGGACGTAAGTGGTGCAACATACAGTACTGCGGTGTGGAGAAAGTTTTCATCAGGAGGTGGTGGTGGTGGTGTTAGCGGGGAGTATCTTCCATTAAGTGGTGGGACTGTAAGTGGAAACACTTATTTTACAAGTGGGTTAACTGCTAGTACATTAACTGTTACAGGATTAACTCAAACATCAGGTGTAACATCAACAGGAGGTATTACATTTCCACAAGTAACAATTAATTCATCATATACTGCAACAACTAAAGATTATATGATAGATGTTACTGGAGGAACAATTACGGTAACACTGCCGTCCGCCATAGGTATACAAGGTAGATTAATTGTTGTAAAAAATAATGGAGGTGGGGCAGTTACTGTTCAACCCGTTTTAGGACAAAATATTGATGATAAATTATTTGTAATTTTAGGTGAAACAAACACGATTCAATTAGCGAGTAACGGCTCAAATTGGATTGCGATATCATACAATATATCAACCGTAAATTCATCAACAGGTGTATTTGTGTTTACAGGGTTATCAATTGCTTCAACTACAACATTTAACGTTGCACCTGTTAAGGGTTGGATTGTTAATGACACAACAAATCCTTTAAGTCCTCAACTTTATTATGTTGATTATAGTGGTGGAACACATACTGCAATATATGTCACTACCGCAACAGAAACTTGGGTATATCTTACAAGTGGAGGTACTATTAGTCAATCAAATATTGAGTTAACTGAACAACAAAGAAGACAAAATATATTTTTAGGTAAGTTAGGACACGCAAATAAAACAAATATTATTAATGCGTTTAGTCAACCTGATTTTGTGTTATCACCATTATCCCAACTTAGGGATATGTTTACCCCTATTAATCTTATAAATGGGGGAATATACGCATCACCAAATGGTGCAAATTTAAGATTTAATACAAGTGCGGGATATCTTTATGGTTTAGGTATTAATTTTGCATCAAGTACTCTAAATCCAAATACTTTATATGTTACAGGTACAAGTCCTTGTACCTTTCAGTATAGAACACAAACAGGTGGTACCGCATCAAATACAACATTTATTGACCCTACTAAATGGGATGTTGGTGGTGTTGTCACATCAATTACAGGTACAAAGGCAACCAACCAAAGAATTTATTTGGTTCAAAATGGTATATTTAGGGTTCAATACGGTCAAACAGAATATAATCAGTTATCTGCGGCAATTGAAGGTATTGCTACCGAACAATTTAATACATTTAGTAATTTTACAAATAATGGAATCTTAATTGGGATATTATCTGTTTTGAGTACTGCAACTAATTTAAGTGATACTTCTAAAGCTAGATTCTTTTTTACTTCAAAATTTGGTGAAACTGTTGGGGCAGCTGGAGGGGTTGCAACAACAACATTACAACAAGCATATAACAACTCGTCTGACCCTGAAATTACAATTAACTCTACTTTGGATGGGTT